CCACCCGGTTTATAGGACATAAGATCAAGCTACTGGTTCGTATGCGCTCACTGCGTGAATGAATACAACCCTATTAGCAATTAAATCAAATAGTAACAATAAAAATTTAAAACTTCATCCCTGGGTTAAGGCTCCAACTAATCGCAATACCTCAGCAGCGTTTTGATTGTTAGCATAATCTTTAGACGCTAAATTAGCTAAATCTTCTCTCAAGAATGGTAAATATAAATTTGCCATTCTGGTAGCTATATCGGTTGACTCTAATGGATTATATATCTTTTCTCTAAGCTTTTCATTTGCGCTACCATGGCCATACCAACCGAGGTAGCTATACCTAACTCCGCTTTCTACGGGCAACACTTGATGAGTAGCTATATAATTGCTTGGGAACATCAATATATCACCTTTTTTAGGCTTATATTTTATATTTAAATAATTAAAATAATGCTCTCCACCAATATAGTCATCGTTCACATACACTACAGAACCAACTACATTCTTCGCAGCGAACTGCATTTGCGGTTCTTCTAGACCAAAGATGTAATCACAACTATTATCGGAATGTGGGCCCAAGTATGACCCGGGACCATAGGATACAACATGCCCCTTGGATCTCCACCATATACACTTAAATAACATAGGGTATTCCATTATATACTGCAGTAAACACTTATACTTTATATCTTCGATAAAAGCTAACAAAACAATTGATTCAAGAGATTTATCTTCATGTATCTCTACGCTTCTAAAGGGCATTTCGTTGACGGTTTTTTCGTTAAAATAATAACCACTTCTATTTATATAGCAGGGCGCGCCAGTATCGGGGTTGATTGATGGTTTGTACATGTTTTCTTTTTCCCTCAATATATGGCCGCTAGCCCATTCGACAAAGTAGTCCCAATCTACGTCCAAGACTTGTTCAAAAAGTAATATTCCGTCACCCAACTTTTTTGGAGATACTTTTTTGTAATTAAACTTTTCTTTCAACATTACGATGCCATCCTGACTGTATGCGATACGCCTAATTATATCACAAACATTTAAGTTGAGTTTTCTTTAAGTAGTCATAATTTTCTTTTTTTATATATTTTGAAAAGAAAAATAAATTGGCAGTAAACACTTCCGGCGATAAAACTTTATCGACATTATATTGAGGCTTCCACCTCACCGCATTGTGAAATTTATCGAGCAAATATATGGTGCCCCTACCATAAGCCCCCTGCTTTACCTTACGGTCTATGGGATTAATCCTATAAATATAATATGAATTACCATTATCTATACCATCTAAAAAGCCATTATCAGAATCTATATTCAAGATTCTTTTATCCATTTTATATAAAAGAGATTTTATAGCCAATGAAGAAAAATTTTCTACGTTTACAATAAGCTCGATACTTCCGCTAATGTGGAGAGAGTTATTGCTGGTGGTGCAGTATGAATAGCTGTTTAGCTTTGGTTCTAGAAAAAACGTATCCATATTTATATTATGATATTAGATTATCCCTAATATCATATCGTATAACTTATCTAATTCATTTAATTTTAAAGTAAAATTATTTAGAATGTATTGCTCAATAGTGTCATTGGCCGTAGAATTATGACCCGGTATATTAATTAATTTATTCTCAAATTTATAATTACTAATATTTTCTATATTAAATTTTTTTCTAATGTCTTCCATCAAATTGTGGGAGCTATAAAGCAAAGTATCAAATGTGGCAATAAAAAAATTATTCTTATATTTATCCTTCGCATTTAAAATATATCGAAAGTATTCCAAATGGGTGTCTAGGATGTGATCTATTGTTTCTTTGAAAATCATAGAACGTATATAAGCGTCCAAAGTCTTTTCATCTTTATATATATGTTCAATGTTATCTTTTTTATTCTGATAAGACACCAATGAAGATGCTGTCCCCAAGCTTCTTCTTAAAGTAACTACGCAGGGGATACCTTTTGACAGGCTTCTTTCAATATTGGATACTTCATGAGTTAAGGCTCTATTTATAGAGATGGTAGGAAAAGTTTCCAATAAAAGTTTTCTAAGGCTATTATTGCCTTGGCGCTGAAAACCGTCAACGCAAAAAAGATGTGTACTTTTACTACTTATCGGTCTGGTAAAATTCAATAAATTATAATAACTTCTTATATCTACTGTGTCCATGTAAGACCAAATTCTAACTCATCCATAGATTACCAAATCTACAACACAAAGACTTAGTCTTTGATTATTACAGTAGTCCCCTGAAGAGATGGAATATGATAAAAGCATATATTATCAATTTTTCTAAGATTTTCATGCATTATATAATATGGTGACATCAAATGCATATTCAAGACTTTTGCAGAAAGTGAATTTGACACCCCATATGTAGTCATCATATCACCACTGGTACCAAGAATTATTGTTCCGCCGCTTGCCATAGAATCTACTAATTTAAGAAAAATATCATCATCAAAATAACTGACTAATACTTCCGCGGATGTTAAGATTAGATCTAAATCTTTCGGACCTTCTCCATTTGCTATATCTATCAAGTTTACAACATCAAAAGCTGTTTCCTCTTCATCATAAAACTCTTCTAGTCTATTTAGCCAGAAGTCATTAGATACAAAAACATTTTCTCCACAGAAAGTAGATAAGAAATTACTCTTAGTATCTACTCCGCTACCAATCAATAGCGTCCTGTTTGGTTTTATCATTCTAACTAACATTTCGTTTATTACATGATTATACAACAACCCATTTGTGAGTATCGGCATTTTTGCAACTAGTAATTCAGGCCTTCGGATTTCTCCGTACCCATAATTGGTCGACTTTACAGATCTATCCATGCCAAGGGAGATTTCATTCTCCACAATTTTAGCATTAATTAATGCTTGTTCTTGAATTGATAAAGCGTCTACTAACTTTGTTTTAGAAAGATTATGTGACCCTTTTGCAATATCAACCCAGGTTGGGGCGACCCATTTGCCATGTGCAAAATTCGTGATTCTGTTTTGTTCTTCTAACATTTAGATACCCGATTCGTTTATTTTTGCTGCATAAAGCTTATAATTGTATAAATTATTAATTATTTTCATAATTAATACTTTTCTTAATCTTTGAGTTTCTGGTTCGATAAAATCCTGAGACATAATTCTATCTTGATATGGATATATTTCATTAACTTTTTCTATAAATACATCTATTTCTATGCTAGCATAATCTTGTTCTGCTAGTCCTATTTCTAGACATATCTTATCTAATCTCGATTTTAGATAAGATGTATATTCTGTAGGGTTAAATTTCATTTTTGACTCCTATGACCAAGGATCTGAATATGCTTGGAATAAATATGAATTAAATTCTTCATCAATTGGTATCCTGCCTTGACCTTGTGCTCGATTAAATTGAGGGCCATCTTTTGCGTAACTTTTTGTAGCACTATTATACCTTAACTGATATAGCGCAGAAAAATTCATAAATTCTGTCATTATTAATTATATCTCTAATAAATTTTTTAAAATTGCGATATTATTTTCAAGCATCTTGTAAGTTCCTTCTTCATTAGAGCTAGAATATTCATCAGGTAGAATAACACCATTCGTATATGCGTCTTCTGGATCGAGACCCAAGATCCTTGCCACTCTATATATATGAAGTTTCTTTTGATGTATAACTTCATCTGTTAAATGCTGCTTTAATTCTTCTGGGATACTGTCAAAAATTGCCATAATGTATAGGTTTCCTTTTTGCGGGTAGTATTATTCAAGTTCTGCAATTAAAGATAATAAATCTTTATACACTTCTACAATTTCCTGTAAATCGCGCTCTATGTGAGAAGCTGCGCTATTAGAATCAAAAGTTCCGGCCACCCAGGTGTCTATATCAAAAGAACTGTTAATGCCCAATTGAGCGGTTAGGGCAAACATTCTATTCGCCATGTATCTTTTAGCCACTTGAAGCTCTTGAAGCTTCTCTTCTGGCGTTAACAGATTAAAAATATCAGATGCCATTTATATTCCTTTTGTTTTGGATTCTTGTAACTTATATAGTAACTACTCAAAGAAAAATGTTATAAAAAATACCTATAAAATCTATTGTTCTGGCGAATTAAGGTTAGGTAGGCCAGAGTACTTTGGACCTATTCTATCGCCGTCTGCATTGAGGCCAGTTCTAATGCCCTTAACCCAGGTCCATGGTTTTTCTATACTATTTCTAGATTTAAGGTCATTGTATTTTTGTCTTTCTGCAACTAGTCCTGGGAAATCTGATCTATTAACAACTTCAAAATCAGCACTTGGCATTAACGCCGGGTCGAATATGGTAAAGAATATAAAGGGTTCTCCCTTTTTAAAGATAACAGGTTCATTTATTTTTGTGATAATCCAATTTGTTTGCAGTTCATCCGGCCACCAATCACTAGGAATTGTTGCCGTCATAGGCGATGCGCCGTCAACGTAATAATTTGGAGACCCAGTTACCCACAAATGATATGGAGATTCTGTATTTATTACCCATCCAGTAGCAAAAGAAATCATTCCATTAATATTAGAATGAGCAAAATTCCAACCATTATGGACTCCACCGCTAATAATTTGAGCTGGGGAATTGCCGCCATTCCAGATAACAGTAACATCTTCGGGCAGTAGCATTTCCCAACCACTAACATTCGCTGTTGTAACTGGAGTGCATTGATATGCGTGCTTGTTGTACGTACTATCCATCCAGTCGCGTTTTAACCTAGATTGTTTGATTTGAACTGGAGTTTGAAGAGTTTTTGATAAAGTTATTTTTGTCATAATTATTATTATCCCTTTCTATATTGCGTGAACTATATAATCATTGTCTAACTTTTTAATATTCTTAATATTAGATTTTGGATTTCTCATCTCTTTTCCGCCATTATCAGTCCCTGTATATGGGTAATGAAATCTTGAATTATAGTCAAACATAGTAACCGCTGAGTATTTTACTCCAGATTTGACAGGCAATGCCTCATGCATGAAAATAAAATTAGATGGGAAAAGTATTACATCGCCTATTTTTGGTTTAATTTTAAATCCTAAATTATTAAAGGCTAACTCGCCACCTTCGTAATTGTCATTAAGATAGACTACAGTAGAAACCGTGCTGGAATAACTGAAACCGTCATCTCCATGCTGTTTAAAATGTTGATCAATTCCATATTTGATGTAGTTTATCTCTTCCATGTAATCCATTCTTATATTAAATCTTGTTTCGTAATCATAGAGACATTCTAGCACCGTTTCTTTAGTCTTCATGTATATATCAGTTAGCTCAGGTATGTCTTCTGTAATTGAATTTAATATTGATTCAGAAATGTGAAAATCATAACAATTTCTATAAGATTTTATATAGTCGCCATCGCCAGTAGTGGCTTCTTTCCACTTGTTATGCCCGGTGTTGTTTTTGCTTAATACATTTTCTAGAGCCTCTATAATTAAATCACTATTTTTTAAAGCATTCCTATACAACACTATGCCAAATCTTTTGTCTAAGATATACTGAATATCCATAACTTGATTTACCAGCCCTTTTGATATATAATGATCTAATCGAATTATTATATCACAGGAGAAGCACTGATGACAAATGCTCCAGAATTTAATATATTACCAGACCATTTTGGAAAGGGTCCAGAAAATATATATACTTTTCAAAATTTTATTGAAAAAGACGACTTAAAAAGCATAAATGATTTTGTAGCAAATATAAAAATTTGGGATAATAATAGCAAAAGCGTTAGTTATGCAGATGGTTCGAGTAGATACAGTGCTGAGCTTTGGCACGACCGAATGTGTAGTGGGGAAATAATAAAATCTTTAAGTCCTGATATCTATAATTTAATAGATTCTTATATTATAAAAATGCAACATATCGCAGAAGAAATATTTAACTGCAAACTAAAAAAAAGACCTCCAGTAGTTGTTTGCTGGAGACCAAGTGATATGCAATTGCCTCACGCAGACAAACAGTTGCAAGATGGAAGACCAAATGCATTCCCCGATTATGATTTAAACTCATTATTTTATTACAATGAAGATTTTGAGGGCGGTGAACTATATTACCCACAACACGTTAAAAAAATAATTCCTAAAGCTGGTTTAGCCGTTCTGCATCCGGGAGATATAAATTATTTACATGGAGTTACCCCAGTTCTTTCTGGACGTAGATGGGTTACTCCTTCATTTTATACGGTCCAATAATTAATAAACAGTAATTATAAAAAATAATTTAATTTATATAACTACTGTTTTTATGCTATATCAGCAAGGCACGCAGCAGCTGCATTCACCCTTTACACAAATGACAGAAGGAAAACCTGGCGGGGCAAAGAAACCTGGTGGGGAAAAGAAATTTGGCGGGGAAAAGAAATCTGGCGGGGCAAAGAAACCTGGCGGGGAAAAGAAACTTGGTGGACCAAAAAAACTTGGTGGAGAAAAAACTCCATAATCATAATTTATAGCTGTGCCAAGTAATACTACCGAAGTATCTGTTAAGGCTGTAACAACTTTGTCATTAAGATTGACGTCTTGAGTAGCAGTAGTTACAACGGTGCCCACAACATGGCCTGCCGCAATGATCGCAGCATTTGCTGCTGCCCTAGTAGTGCCTTGGGCTATTGCAGGCTTAGCGTTTTTTCTATTTTGCTTTTTACCAGTATTTTCAGCCATATTATGCTACCAAATCTCCTAAAGCAACCCATGTATCAGTTGCGCGTTTAATAAGTGTAGCAGATGACCACTGTGCACGCAACTTAAGACCAGGAGTACCGTTTAGTGTTACTCCTGCTCCTGCCGTAAGTGTGCACTGGCCAGCTAATGTTTGAAGGACTGTGAGAGTAGTCCCTACCGGAAAAGCTACTGAAGAGTTAGGTGGCAATGTCAGCGTATTGGCTGAAGCATTCCCCATTTCGATCATCTTTCCGCTGTCTGCTAATACTAGTGTATAGCTAGCTGCCTGAGCGTTAGTGACTGTGTCAGTAATAATTCTCTGGTAGTTAGTGCCGTCATTTGTGAATTCCCAACAGTCTGTTGTTTCATTCCAACGAAGTACTACGTTTGTTGAAGTTCCGCGTTCTACTTCGATCCCAGCATTAACTGATGGAGTGCCTGCTTCATTATTATTTAATACAATAATGTTGTCATCAATTGTTAAAGTCTCTGTATTAATACTTGTGGTAGTTCCTGAAACTGTTAAGTTGCCAGAAACGGTTAAGTTGCCTGCTACTGTCGGGTTAGATGTATTCACCCAAGCAGAACCGTTATATGAAAGAAGTTGATTTGCAGCTGCTGTAGTAATTGTTACATCTGATAGATCTGTAATCCCTAATGTCTCAGTGAGGCTAGCGTTAACCCAAGCTGAACCGTTATACTTAAGAAACTGACCACTTGCAACTGAAGTAATTGTCACTCCGCCAACGTCATCAATGTCATTGATAGTTGGGATTGAACCCCATTCAAGACCTGATGTAGCCGACGAGTTTGCTCTTAAAAAGTTTCCATCTGTTCCAACAGCTAAGCGATTAACTGTATTGTCAGCTGTTCCGACAACAAGATCACCTTTAGCATCGATTAGCGATTTTAGAACTGCGTTGTTGCCAGCATCAGAAACAGCTATTGTTGCAGCGTTTTGCACGAATGCGGTAGTTGCCAACTGAGTGTTGCTAGTAGCGTTTGCTGCGGTCGGTGCAGTAGGGACTCCAGTTAAACCTGGGCTAGCTAATGTTGCGTAACCAGTGAATGATACGCTAGATGTCTCTTTGCCAGAAATTCTACCATAATCGTCTACAGTAAAATTGCTAACAAAACTGGTTGTATTTGCGCCTGAAGTATTTGATTGAGCTACTGTAGCAAGATCAATACTATCCGCATTAACAACTAGTCTTGTTCCATTTGCGGAAACAATATCTATAGAATTGCCAGTCTTAACCATGCCGTCACCCACTACAAATGCTGCGGTACCGGTAAATTGAGAAAAGCTAAGATTATCTGTTCCTAAAACAATTGAATCGTTTGTACCAGTTCCAGTGGTAGTTAAGATAAATGCTTGACCACCATTGCTACTCCCAGCTACTACGTATACTGAATCGCCAGCAGAAACTTGACCAGCAACACTATTATTGGAATCCGCACGACGAGTTAACACAAATGGGTTAGATGCATCGCCTTGTGCTGTAATTGTGTATATTCCGTTTTGTGTTGCAGTTGCTTGGTTTTTTACCAAGATGCTTTTGCCAGTAGTTTGAGAAGTTCCATCAACAGTTAGTCTCCCATTGGCATCACCAGTGAGAGTTGCTCCTACTCCAGCAGTTCCGTTTGCATAAGTGCAAGTAGGAAGAGCTGCTGCTGTAGCATAGGCTACTGCATCATGCCAATTCAAACCAGCGGCTACCGTATCAACATAGCCTCTTGTG